GTTGTACGTACATTCTGGTGGGTGGTACACATCATCACTTGCTTCATGATTATCATACACAACGGTGCAAAGTTAGGTTGGTGGCTATAATGTTTACAGTAGAGTTTGAAAGTGATGCTTCTATCGTCACAACACTGGACGATAAGGATGGGTACAATGATGTCGAGATGATCCTTGCTGACGATGGGTCTGTCTACATCAGACAATTCGATGAGGACTTAGGCGAGTATCAGATGTTGTATATGAGCTACCAACAATGGCTCGACTTGATGGCAGCCTACCAGTCACCTGAGGGTGCTTACAGATTGGAGTTAACCTTATGACCATTGAGACCGATTACATTGTTGTAGTCACCCTATTCATCAGCCTCTACCTTTCTTGGAAGTTGTACGACCTACACGTAGAGCTTGACAAACTTAGGGTCTTCGCCTTAAAAAGTATAACAGAATTAGCTGAAGCAATAGATGAGATAGAGGAGTATCTAGATGACCAAGAAGATTAATACACTAGTCGAAGACATGCACAATGTGATCGAAGGTAAAGGGGGTTGGACAGGTACTCTTGGGGCGATCATGGGTGATGGCATTGCAACTGTAGCTAACCAACGGTTCAGTAAACCCCAAGAGCCACGAGGCTACCTATCCCTGTCATCCATTGGCACACCCTGTCAACGTAAGCTCTGGTATAAGATCAACCAGACTAACGATGCTGAGAAACTAACACCCAACACACTGCTCAAGTTCTTCTTCGGTGACATGATCGAAGAGCTTGCCTTGACTATTGCTAAGGCAGCTGGACATGACGTACAGGGTATGCAGGATCGCCTGGATGTACATGGTATCAAGGGTCACCGTGATGCAGTGATCGACGGTATGACTGTAGACGTTAAGTCAGCCTCACCCTACGCCTTCAAGAAGTTTAAGGAAGGTAACCTCCGTGATGACGATCCCTTTGGATATATCTCACAGCTGTCCTCCTACGTTTACGCAGCTAAGGACGATCCCCTTGTAACCAACAAGACTGCTGGTGCTTTCCTGGTTATCGACAAGGTGAACGGACACATCTGCTTAGATGTCTATGACTTCGAAGAGGAGTTGAAGACTAAAGAGAAAGAGATGATGAACACCAAAGAGATGGTGGCTGGGCCGATCCCTGAGGATCGTATCCCTCCAGTGCCTCAGTCTAAGACTAGCCCCAACACCAAGCTAGACATGACCTGTAGCTACTGTGAGTTCCGTAAGGTGTGTTGGCCTGAGGCTCGTACCTACATCTACAGCACTGGTCCTCTCCACCTTGTTGATGTAGTAAACGAACCAAGAGTACCTCAGTCATGAGTGCAGGGTTTAAATACGGCTACAGATCAGGACTAGAGGATCGTATCTCTAAGCAACTCAAGTCCCTGTCAGTCCCTGTTAAGTACGAAGAGTTTAAGATCAAGTACGAAGTCAATGAGGTCAGGACTTACACCCCTGACTTCGAACTACCCAACGGTATCATCATTGAGAGTAAGGGACGGTTTGTTGTAGCAGATAGAAAGAAACATTTACTCATAAAGAAACAACACCCAGACCTTGACATTCGTTTCGTATTCTCTAACTCTAGAGCTAAGATCAACAAAGGTTCCAAGACTACTTACGGTATGTGGTGTGACAAACATGGGTTCCTTTACGCAGACAAACTAATTCCAGAGGAGTGGATCAAATGGCCGCAGTAGAAGTACACAAGTTTATCGAAGGACCGTTTGAGTTGGACGATGGTACATGGTATAATTTATGTCTTGCTCTGCTGTCAGACGGTGATTGGGCCGAGGTAGAACTCTACTACTCTAACTTCGACGCAGCCTACGGTGACTCAATCAATATTAATCGTAGCCCATACCCTATGGAGGTTGATGACGGATGTTTGATTACGAATCTAAACTAAGAGCACTCGTAGAGAACTACGGTCTGATGTTTCTGTTAGAGCAGAATGAAATCACAGAAGAGTTTGTAGTCAGGTTCTTGATTGATGAGAAACTAATTAACTTTGATGACTACATAAATGTTGATGAAGAGATGGAAGAATGGAAAAGGATTGAAGAATGATTAGTGGTGAAGATATTGAGGCTTTCAAGAGTATGAGTTACCCTGAACCTTATACGCCAGTGACTTACAGCCAATGGGTCGAAGGCAAGATCGTTACTGAAGGGCAGACCCGCCTGATTGAGAATACTCTTGGTCTTGTAGGTGAGGCTGGTGAGGTAGCAGAGAAGATCAAGAAGCTACTACGGGATGATACACGGTTCACTGGTGACGACATTATTAAAGAGCTAGGTGATGTAGTCTTCTATGCTACTGCCTTGTCTAACTATTTCAAGTCTGACCTCCAAGGTATTCTTGATAAGAATATTGAGAAGCTGGATAGTCGAGAGCTTCGGGGTGTCATTAAAGGGTCAGGAGATAACAGATGAGTTGGTTTTGGAGATACGTAAACTACCTAGCTACATGGCGGTCACACCGTAATGCTATCAAACAACTGAACATGTTGACAGACAAAGAGCTACGGGACGTTGGAATTAACCGAGCAGACATTGATCGAATGGTCTGGCTTGAAGAAGACAAACAACAACGAGGAAAGAAGAATAATGATTAGCAACTACCTACCTACCGACTACCAAGCCTTCATCCACAAGTCTCGTTATGCTAAGTACTATGAAGACACAGGCCGTGAGTCTTGGGAAGACACAGTCACACGTTTCTCTGTCAACATCATTCGTGACATGGTTGACCCTGAGACTAAACGTCAGCTTGAGGAAGCTATCCTGGGTCTAGAGGTTATGCCTTCCATGCGTTCACTGATGACAGCTGGCCCTGCTGCTGACCGTGACAACACATGTATGTACAACTGTAGCTACCTAGCCGTAGATGACCTTAAGTCCTTCGATGAGGCTATGTTTATCCTGCTCTGTGGTACTGGTGTTGGCTTCAGTGTTGAACGTCAGTTCGTCACCAAGCTCCCCGAAGTCCCTGAGTTGTTCGACAGTGAGACTAACATCGTCGTCAAGGACAGTAAGGAAGGTTGGGCTAAGGCTCTTCGTCAATTGATTGCACTCCTGTATAGTGGTGAGGTTCCTACGTGGGATGTGTCTAAGGTACGTCCTGCTGGTGCTCCACTCAAGACATTCGGTGGTCGTGCATCTGGACCAGCACCTTTGGTCGATCTGTTTAACTTTACTATCCGTACTTTTAAGGAAGCACAAGGTCGTAAGCTGTCTTCTATTGAGTGCCACGACATCATGTGTAAGATCGGTGAAGTAGTTGTTGTAGGCGGTGTACGTCGCAGTGCTATGATCTCCCTGTCTAACCTGTCAGATGACCGTATGCGTCATGCCAAGTCAGGTGCATGGTGGGAGAACAACCCACAACGTGCCTTGGCTAACAACTCCGTAAGCTACACTGAAAAGCCTGACAGCTTGTCCTTCATGCGTGAGTGGATGGCCTTGGTAGAGTCAGGTTCAGGTGAACGAGGCATCTTCAACCGTGAGGCATCTAAGAAGCAAGCAGCTTTGAATGGTCGTCGCAATGCAGACTATGAGTTCGGGACCAACCCGTGTTCGGAGATCATCTTGCGTCCAAGCCAGTTCTGTAACCTGTCTGAGGTTGTAGTTCGTGCTACAGATACTATCGACACACTGTCTGAGAAGGTTCGTCTAGCTACCATCCTTGGTACGATCCAGTCTACCTTCACTAAGTTCCCTTACCTGCGTAAGCAGTGGACGGACAACACATCCGAGGAACGACTGCTTGGTGTTTCTCTGACAGGTATCATGGACAACCCCCTCATGACCTTGAAGAACGCAGGATTGGATAAGACACTTGCTCATCTTAAACAAATTGCTGTTGATACTAACAAAGAGTTTGCCGAGCTTCTTGGTATTCCAGTTGCTGCTGCTATTACTTGTGTTAAGCCTAGTGGAACTGTCTCACAACTTGTTGATGCAGCATCTGGAATCCATGCCCGACACAGTCCCTTTTATATCCGCACCGTGCGGGGTGACAACAAAGACCCTCTCACCCAGTTTATGAAGGATCAGGGTATCCCTAACGAACCTTGTGCAATGAAGCCTGACCAGACTACCGTGTTTAGTTTCCCGCAGAAGGCCCCTGAGGGTGCTACCTGTACAGCTGACATGACAGCTATCGAACAGCTGGAGATGTGGTTGGCTTATCAACGTAACTGGTGTGAACACAAACCGTCTGTGACTATTAATGTCAAAGGTAGTGAGTGGTTTGAGGTGGGTGCTTTTGTCTACGAACACTTCGATGAGATGTCAGGCGTATCCTTCCTGCCGTTCAACGAGCACACGTACCAACAGGCTCCATACCAGGACTGCGGTAAGTCAGAGTACGACATGCTTAAGTCTGTAATGCCTGAACGTATTGACTGGTCTAAACTTTCGGAGTATGAGAGTGAAGACAACACAGCTGGTAGTCAGACACTTGCTTGTTCTGGTGACTCATGTGAAATCGTAGACCTAACCTAAGGAAAACTTATGTACACTGTCATAACTCGCAACCAATGTAACTTCTGTGATACAGCCAAAGCCCTGTTGAAAGGAGCAGGGCAAGGCTACACAGAGTATAACGTACAGTCCCCTAGTTCTAAGTGGGTGTTGTCCCTTATGAAACAAGCTGGCCTTAAGACTGTACCTCAAATCTTTTCATCAGACGGCTCTCACATCGGGGGCTACACAGAGTTGAAAGAGTTCTTGGGTAAAGTAGAGGGGAGTGAAGTATGATTAAGAGACCTTTCAGTAAAGCATTGTACGAAGCCTATGATGCACCTGCTCGTAATGCTTTAGTAAGCTACCTCGAAGGCAAGGGTCACACCATCATCAACAACGAAGAGAACTACAATGTAGATGTAGTCTCTCAGAAGGGTGTGTACACTTACTACAACGAGGTTGAGGTTAAGACTGCATGGAAGGGTGACTGGCCTACACACTGGGCAGAGGTACGCCTACCTGAACGAAAGAAGAGACTACTGGACATGCACAAAGCATCTGCGTTTAGTGTCCTTAACTTCTACATCTTTCGTCCTGACTTCAAACAGGCATGGCGTATCAAGGACACACTCCTAACACAGGGTAGCCTCAAGGAAGCCAAGGGACGTTACATCGTAAAGGGAGAGAAGTTCTTTCACATCCCATACACAAAAGCAGAGTTGGTTAAACTATGA